TCTTCTACTTCAAAACTTAACAGGAAAGTAATCATGGCAATCCAAGACGATATTATGGCAATGCTGTCTCAGGTCAGCGATGCAGGTGACCGGGCGACAAGTCGTGAAGCCCTTGGTCGTAAACTCTACGCAGAGATGGGTGACAGGTTGTCGGGTGATGCCCTGTACAACGCACTCCGTGATGTAGAATCTGCCCGTGGCTCGATGGGCGAAATGGACGACTACAGCCGCGTTGCCGATATTCTTGAAAAGTACATGGACGATGCCGGGGACGGTGTTCCTGCTGCGGCACTGCCGCAATCTCCTGTTCCTGACGATATGATTGTTGACGATACCCGTGCAGCCGAGCAGCTAATTATGACTTCTCCAGATACTGCCGGTGCTATGCCTCGTTCAAAACCAGAAGTTCCTATTGTTCGCCGCGAACTTCCTGATCTCCCTTCACCTGTTCTTGATGAAGCGGCTGAAGAATCTATGGCGCGAGAACTTAAAGCCGAGCAGCCGTCTATTGGTGAACAATTAGTTCAGATGGGCAAGATGATTGGTACTGGTGCAAAAAAATACTACGACGAAACTGGAAGCGATGTTCTCGACAAAGCAAAACGAAACATTCGTGCCGAGATGGGTCTTGATCCGATGCAGGGTCCAGACCTAAATAATCGAGACAGACTCCGCTATGCCGAAGAGCAAGGTCTTAACGCAGAAATAACCAGAGCCGCTGCCGAAGCTGCTAGGGCAAATAATATGGCTGCTGATGAAATGATCAGCACACGCAACTTTGAAGATGTTCTTCGAGCAGCACAAGGTCAGCCTGAACGTCCGGCCCGACGTGCCCAAACTGAACAGGCGCGTCAGCAAGAACAATTTATCAATAATATTCTGATGCGTTTCAATGCCGGAGAAATTTCTGAGCGTCAGGCCAGACAAATGCTTCAGCGAGTGTCTCCTGCTGCTCTGGCAGAACTAGAAAAAAGTGGTGGAATGATGGCGTCTGTTCCGCGACCATACGCTGCTCCCACACCGCCACCCGCCCGAATGGCCGGAGGCATGTCTGTCCGCGACAAGATTCTTAAAACATACGGTGGAATGTAATGGCTGACACCAAGTTCGGTAAAGTAATGAAAGAATTCTATGCCGGTGATTTAAAATCTGGTTCCGGTAAGAAAGTGACGAATCCTGAACAGGCCAAGGCTATTGCAGCAGCAGAATCTAACGCTGTCAAAATGGCCGCTGGTGGTGCAGTATGTCGTCCAACCGGTCAGGGTTACCGGTCATCTCGCAAACCAAAAGGAATGGCATAATGGCAAAAAGTAAATCTTACGGCGACACCGCCAAGATTCCGCAGAACGACTTCAGTGTCCGTGCGGAACGTGAAGTTCTTCGGAACTCCGACAAGTCTACTTACCAGATTAAGAAAGGTAAGTAGTCACCCCCTCGTCTTCCCCACGTAACGGAGAACCCATGTATTTCGAAGACATCAAGAAACAAATAGAAGCTCAGATTACCGAGTACGAAAAACTCCTTGGGTCCAATGGCGCAGAGGACTATTCTTCCTATCGTCAATACGTAGGCACCATTTCAGGACTGAAGTGGTGTCGGGATTTGGTCGCACAAATCCAGAAACGTACAGCGGAAGGAGAAGACGACTAATGGTCATGGAACCAAAGATGGCAGGTGCCATCAGCAACGCCGATTGGGCACAGGACGAAGACATTGCGGACCCGTCCCCGCTCCCCACAATCCCCGGATACCGACTCCTCATCAGGCCTCTGAAAGTTCAGGGCAGGACGAAGGGTTCTATCATACTCCCCGATGCGTTCAAGGACGACATCAACTACCTGACCACCGTTGGCCGTGTACTGGCCGTCGGTGATCTTGCCTACAAGGACGACGAAAAGTTCCCGCTCGGCCCGTGGTGTCAGGTAGGAGACATTGTCTGCTACGGGAAGATGAACGGGAACAAACTTCGATATAAGGGCATAAACCTTATCATGCTTTACGATGACCAGATCATCATGAAGATTGAAGACCCCTCGGATGTTGATCCGATGTTTAACATCGCCTCATAGGCGTAAACTATGGAGGAATCGGTCATGGCCGATGATGACTGGAATGAAATTGATGTTGAATCCGCACAAGACGGTGACGACAAAGTAGAGTACGAAGTTGAAGAAACAGTTACAGAAGAGAAAGCTGAACCTGTACAGGCTGTCGATGAGTCTGAAGATGATACAGCTTTCGTCGAGGTGGACGAGTCGGCCCCCGATCCTGATCCTGTCGAAGCTGCTCCAGAACTTGAAGGTGTTGACACCGACGGGGCACAGAAACGAATCCGACAGCTAGTCCGGCAGCGGAAGGAACGCGAAGAGCAGATCATTGCCCAGCAGCAGGAACTGGCCGCACTACAGGCCCGACTGCAAGATACGGAGCAGAAGAATGCCGAAGTCTTTAAGAAAAACTATGACGTCACTGAACGACAGCTTCAGGAAAAGTCTGAGATGGCCCGTCAGGCATATCTCCGGGCTTACGATGACGGCGACAAAGAAGCTATGTTGGCCGCTCAAGAAGCTATGTTCGATGCCAAGCAGAATATCAGTTTGGTCCGGCAGGGTCGTCAAGACGTTGAGAAATATTCTACCGACCTTGTAAAACAGGCCGAGGCCTATAATAATCAAGTAGCGGCACAGCAGCAGCAACCGGCATACGATCCGAAGGCTGTTGAATGGGCTGAGCAGAATACATGGTTCGGTCAGGATCAGGTAGCAACGGCGGCAGCACTTGCCATTGATGCCAACCTCAAGAACGAGGGCTACGATCCTACATCGAACGATTTCTATCAGGAAGTTGATAAGCGACTACGTGCTGAACTTCCGAACAAGTTCGGGGCTGCTCCTGCCTCGTCACCCAAGGAGCAAGTGGTAGGGGGACAGTCGCGTAAGTCTCCCGATTCTACCGGCGGCAAGAAAGGTAATCGTAAGGTCAAGCTGACCCGTGACGATATCGAACTTGCCAAGAAGTGGAACATCCCACTTGAGCGGTACGCCAAAGAAAAGGCGAAGGCCGAAAAAGCGACGGCGGTGGGCGACTATACGTCCATCAATGTTGGTTAATACGCGGAGGACGAAAACATGAGTGAAAGTAAAACACGTACGAGTCGAGTTGATGGTGGTCGCAAGACCGAAGAACGATTTGATGATGAGTTCACCGAACCTAATTGGTTGTCAATTCCCGATTCTGTAATTGACCGGTTCAAAGATCAAGGCCTAGTACTTCGCTGGGTCCGCATTATGATCAACGGACAGGACGACTATAAGAACGTAGGCGACCGACAGAACGATGGGTGGACTTTTGTCGAACCGAACGATGTACCAGAAATGATGGCTAATTCTCGTGTCGTGGACGAGGGCCGATTTGAAGGTTGCATTGTCCGTGGTGACGTTGCTCTCGCAAAAGCTTCTGCCAAGCGTATGCAAAGCAGACAGGAGTTCTACGAGAACCGATCCCGGACGATGATGGATAACGTAAATGCTCAGTTGATGCGTCAGTCAAACTCAGCCATGCCGATCCATAACACCTCCAAATCATCTGTAACTAAGGGAAGGACGCCTTCCTTTAATGATTAAGGAGTAACATTATGGCTTTGTCGAAAGCACTTAATGGCTTCGTCCCCTCGCGTCGTCGTGGGTCTGGTGCGAACAGCACCGGTTCCAGCCGTTATCGTGTTGCCAACGCCTTTGGCAGCAACATTTTCTACGGTGACCTCGTTAAATTGGACGGTGGCTTTATTGAACCGATCACCTCTGCTGGTAGCTACAGCACGGGTGCCTTTCAGGGTTGTGAGTACATTGACCCTGTAACGAAGCAGCCCACCTTCTCGAACTACTATCCGAGTGGTGTCTCTTCGGCTGTTGGTAACGTGACGGCGTTTGTCGTTGACGATCCGGCAGCTACCTACATTGTTCAGGCCGACGCCTCTGTGTCCGTTGGCGACATCAACCTGAACTTTGACGTGACGCTTGGTGCGGGTTCTGCCGTGACCGGTATTTCCGGCTTCGGTATTATCGCAACCAGCCGTCAGCAAACCACTGGCATGGTGCGTATCCTCGACATCTACAACGAGCCGGGTAACACCTTCTCGGATGCAAATCCGAAGGTTGAAGTCCGTATCGTTCAGCATGTTGATGCCGATGTATCATCGCATGATGAAGACTAAGGGGAGTAATTAACAATGGCTATTAACCGCAGTAATATCGCAAAGGAACTGCTCCCCGGCCTCAACGCTGTCTTCGGTGTTGAGTATGGTGATGTAAACGACGAGCATGTTCCTCTGTTCGACGTCGAGAACTCGGACCGCAGCTTTGAAGAGGAAGTTCTCTTCACCGGCTTCGGCTCGGCTCCGACCAAGACCGAAGGTTCGGCTGTTCAGTTTGACACTGCACAGGAATCGTACACCGCACGTTACAACCACGAGACTGTCGCTCTCGCCTTCTCAGTCACTGAGGAAGCGATGGAAGACAATCTGTACGACACCTTCTCGAAGGTTCGTGCCCGTGGTCTGGCCCGTGCGATGGCGAACACCAAGCAGGTGAAAGCTGCCGACATCTTCAACAACGGCTTCGCGGCTGGTGACTATGCCATCGGTGACGGTCAGGCGTTCTTCAGCGCCGATCATCCGACCATCGGTGACGGTACCCAGTCCAACCTTGCCGCTGCTTCGGACCTGTCCGAGGCTGCTCTTGAGACGATTCTTACGAACATCCAGCTTATCAAGGATGATCGTGGTATTCTGATCGGCGCGGGTGCTGTGTCTCTGCACATCCCCCCGGCCCTCCAGTTCACCGCTGAGAAGATTCTCATGTCGCCGGGTTCGACGAACGGCACGAATAACTATGCCAAGAACGACATCAACGCCA